TGATTTTCTAATATCAATTGAATACATAAACTTTTACCATTAATAAAAGTCATGAAAAAAGTGTAACATTTTTAATTGGTTGGAGTATAACAATAGGTTTTTCACCGAGTTCAAATTACGTTGTTGATGTGGGAGCAGATTCAACTAAAGTATTTCAAAAAGCTGTAGACGATGCATCACAAAACAGCAGAGTGCTCTTTTTGAAACCAGGTACATATATAATTTCAAAGCCCATTGAAATCGTGTCACCCATTGAAATAAAAGGATATAATGCGCAAACAACAGTTTTGAAACTCGCAGATAATTCATCATTATGGTGGACTGAGAATACTACAAAGTCTGGAATGTTTCGTATCACTGATACATCAGATGTACATTTCTCATTTATCACTTTGGATGGCAACTCTGAAAATCAAGTAGTTACCTCAGATACAACAATGGGAAAATATGGTGTATATGTCAAAGGTTCTGACAAGGTGAGCCTTTTCAATGTGACAGTCAAGAATTGGGTAGGATATGGAGTTGCTCTTTATAAAACAAAAGACGGTAGTCAGGATGGTGTCGTAATCGACTATTCAGTAATTGAAAATAACAATTGGGATGGAATTATTGTATCAAATTATGACAATGTGCAAATTCGTAATTCTAGAATTTCAAACAATAAACGTCATGGTATTAATGTAATTGAGAGTTGTAGCAATATTATAATTCTAAGCGATACCATAAATGACAATGGTCATTATTTCCCGGAACAACAAGGTGGAAGTGGAGTGAATATGGATCTTCAAAGCACACCTGACTCGGCAGAGATACACATACGAGAGAGCATCCTACATAATAATATGTTCTCGGGTCTCACAATAAATAATGCAATGTCATTGAATATTTCTAAGAATATTATAGATAATTCAGAATTTTGTCTAGTTGTCTCACAAACATCATCAAGTAATATTTCTAGGAATTTGTGTAGGAACATCGTATCAAATTTAAATCAGATTGATGATATAAGCGTGACAGACACTACAAACAGGTTTGTATTCTTGCCCTTTATTCAAAACAGTTCACTCCAATTTTCAATAGATACATTACCCACAAATGTTGTAGCACCACCAGATACATTTCCAATTGAGCAAGAAATGGTTGTCCTCGTCGATCCATTTAATATTACCCTAAACACTACAACAAATAGTGTAAACACAACATATAATAGGTCGTCGCTAAGTTTATTCAGAGTGGATACATCTGGTGTGAATACAATTACATTCAAACTTTGGAAAGCACTCATTGGTGGAATTATATTGATTGTGACTACAATGTAGATGTGTAATTTTATTATTTGTCCAAAAGTAATTGCATTGTCCAAAAGTCTCCTGCTAGGTTTTCATTCAATACATATTCGTAATTTAACTTACAAAACCCACAATCACCCCATTTACTACCCCAAGTATTCATTGCTGTAAATTGTTGAGATTCATCATCGTATCCAACTAATAACAACGAATGTCCTCCGAAACAAGTCTCATATATCGTTTGTGGGGTGGGAATTTGACAAGTGTGGGATACAAACTCTGATTTAAAAGTTGTAAATATAGCCAATCCAAATATGATTGGATATCCGAGATACAATGCAGATTTTATGCTGACAAGGTCTTGTTTTACAGCCCTATATTCAATTTTAGGGTTTTGTCTGGCAATATTGTATAAATTTTGAGGTGGACGTACATTAAATTTGTATACGTCATAATTCCAATTAGATTCATCACATATGTTGAAAGTTGCAATAGCTTTACATGTATTCCGTAATGTTGTACCACAATCTTCGTGTGGACTCTGTTTAGATACAAAAACACGAGAGTTGTAATAAATAAAAAGTCTTGAAGGAAACAAAGCAGATAAGCCTGCCTGTGAATAAAGGTATTGCATATACACATTGGCGGCATTTGCTGTACATGAACCAAGATGTCCTTGGTCAAGTGCAGAAGGCATCTTCGATTGTAAATTAAACTGGATTGGTAATTTATCAGAAGGTACAATGTTTTCAAATTGATAGTCTCGTGGATCTTCTTTTTGTGGTTGTAATGTAAACTTACGAAACATCTTACATGGTTTTGATAAAATAATAAAATACTGATTTTTATCAGGTATTTTATTATTATTTTGGACGCGAACTTTCTTCAATCATTTACTTCAGTGATGCTTCACTCCTTGCCTTTGAACAAGTTACATGGACTATTGTTTCCGGGGCCGTCATATCATTGGAAATTGTGATGGTAGCCAATGGATTTGTGTGTTTCAAAATTGTATTTTGATGAGGAATATGTACAAAAATAGGGTTTGTTTGGTGATGGAGTTCATCACACCTTGTTCGCCCACAAAGAAATCTCATAAATTTCAGCCAGACATTTACCTTTTCTATTTGATGTTGGGTACTATTATCGATAATGTGCATGTTGTTTCCACATCCACATACGATATTAGTACAACATTTGTTTTTCTTGATGATGACACTTAAACTAATTCCAGCGACAGCAGCTACACTTGCAATCATACCAATGATTACCTTGAATTTATCATTTGCGATGTTTGTTTGGGTGCTTTCAACCAATGGGCTGGGGCTGCTTGCCAAGGTGCTTTCAACCAATGGGCTGGGGCTGCTTGCCAAGTTGCTTTCAACCAATGGGCTGGGGCTGCTTGCCAAGGTGCTTTCAGGAATTGTGTATTTCTCAGTAATTTCAACATAAACCGAAGTGAAGTTGGTCGAAGAACCATAAACATTACATGTGTGAGTTGTGTTTGAAAGCATGTAGCCATATCCAAAGTCTCTACTTGGACAGAAAACATTGCAATATTTAAAGAAGGAAAACTGATAAGGTGGTTGGAAAACAACCTGCCAAGCCTCCATCTCATTTGCCGAACTGACTAGCTCCATGTCAGTGGTAGCCAGCCCAAGGATATTAAGTTCGACAAATGGAGTGAAAAGGGGGCATGGTGTGATAGGGCGGGAAATGACAAAGCCATGCAAAGTCGTCATCCCGGTGCCACAAGCACTGTATCCCGCATGGACATCCATGATTTCACAACTCGGCTCCGCCGGGACAGACATAGTCAGGAAGATAAACAAGCAAAACATTACTACATAATCCATTGGAAAGACTCGATTTGATTTGATTGGAAACTCTTGATTTGATTTTATTGACGAAAAACAAAATAACCATGTATATCAAATTTTTCTCCAAAATGAAATAAAATAAAAAAAATCGGAAATTGTATATTTCTATTTTGTAATTTTTTCAAAATATTCCCTACGATCAAAAAAATTGAAAGGACTATTTGTATTCCAATCAAATATACAAACACGCTCAGTCCCTATACAATTCTCCGATATCCGACAATGGCTCAGTTGGCTATGTTTCCTTTGTTCTTCGTGGGTATTCGTGTGCGGAGTCTCTTCGCCATCGTGGCGCGCGATGATAAAGAAAAAGCCCTCAAGCTCATCGCCAAGACGCTTGATCAGATTGAGGCTCTGCCAAGGAACTACAATGACACCACAAAGGAACAAGTTCTGGAGTGCTTGGAGATGGCTCACATGCTCATGTTGACAGATTGCTGGGCTTGTGTTCCTGGGTATCTGGCAGAAACAAAAGCGGTCTTGCAGCGCTACACCAAGACCAGTTTCTGGTTGAACAAATATTTGGGGTCTTACATTCCCAACGACGACCGCCTCGGAGCGTTGGATGCTTTGCCGGCGGACATTCGCCTCCACGTGGCGTCTCTCTCTGTGTAATTAAATAAAAAATAGGGAAATGTGTGGCAGACATTTTCTTATTCTTATAAAAAATTGAAGTGTATAAGAGTATAAGATAGCAACAACATTGACCATGCAAGCTTTGAATGTGAGTATCGCCCGCCGGGCAATTAGGGACTCCAATATGTTTGTTTCTCCGGTGTGTAAGCAAAATGTATACAAGGCATATGGTTTTCCACATCCGCAAGATGTGCAGAATATTCAAATATATATTCCAATGATCGATTATCTCGAGAGTATTTCAGATATACGAGTAAGCACAATTGTTACTTTTGATTTTCAAAAACCCCTCAAGCCACTGTAACCAGTCTTAGCGTTCTTTTTTCTACTTAGTACATAAAAATTTGAATATGATGATAAAGTAACTGATTTGTGATATACAAGAATAATGACAGACTTTTTAAAAGCTGTTGAGCAAGCACTTCCAACAAATATCTTTGAAGATGAAATAATGCTACGTGTACATAAAAGACAGTTCCAACCAATTCTTGAAGAAGTATTGGACAATGTAAAAAAAAGAGCATCCATGTATGTAGAATATTATAGCAACACTCTCTATGGGAAATTCACAGGAGATCCGTGTGAATTGAGAGCTTTATTACTATATTATGATGCGATTGCGAATGGAGGTGATTTTGATGATTACAGTGAATGTAGTAAAAGAGCTTATAAAGAGTGGACTTATGAAGACGACGATTATTTTGATTATATTCCAGACCCGCTTGATGAAGAATTTGATGATGATCTTTATGATTATTAGATCATCATAAAGTATTTTGCCATGTGTATTTTTACGGAATACAGCTTTTTCAAAACCCTTATGATAGTGGTATCCACACAGAAGAGCCAATGTAATATTTCAGCAATGATAAACAAGACAATAATTGTTTTCAAGAATGATAGTTTGAAAGCAAAACTCAAACAATATGCAATAAAAATTGTACCAATTACATCCAATATAGCAATGTCAAATATACGCCAACTATGAAATCCTTCCATTGGTTTCCCGAATATATGTTTGTATTTGCACAACGACATTAGTATATTATCATTGGAAATTTTAATCGCCGTAACCCATGCTAGCAAATAAATAATTATCATCGAGATCGGGTTCAAACATATCATCTGGATACTCTATCAAACTATAAACGTTGCTGTAAGCATTAATTTTTGCATTTGAGTTCTTACTGTATATTTTTACTTTGAGATTGTCCATTCTTTTTCGTAATTCATCTAATATATGTTTTGCTCCATCCAGAGCACATTCAACATCTGTAAGGTTTGTATTAGATCGATTTTCAGAATCAATATATGTTTTGATAGTTTTCAGCTTATCACTTGCATCTTTCAAAATAAGGAAAATTTTGCTTGGTTGAATTTTGTCAACTTGTTCATTCCAAATTTCCATCTTCATTTTTCTACTGCACATCTTTGCATTATTCTTTAGTGTTTTTGCATTTTGTTTCATCCCTTGTAATTGTGTCTCGAACTTTTCAACTGTTTTTTTAATTTTTTGGAAGTCCAAGAATGAAACAAATGATGCAAGCCTTTGCGAATTCACGACATTGTCAGATGCATAGTAGCTTACATGAACCAGATCTGGATCAGATGACAAGAAATTAATCATGCTCTGAGCAGTTTCTTGTATGTTATATTCTTCAAAATGGAATACTTCACCGCCATTGATAGATGACAGCTCAATGTCAATTTCGCCATGTGTATTAAGGATTTTCTGGATAAAACTTGTGATGAAGGACAACAGAATTGAACTTCCTGAACTAATTCCGTGAAGGGATTTTGCAGTCACTATATAAAATGGTAGAATATCTTTCAATTGTGTCTGCTTATCTTCAAAAAAACCATCATTCATCAACCTCAATATATCATCTGACAGAGGCATTGATGTGCACGTACCAGCATTGTTTCCATTCTCAAGAAAGCCTCCTTTTAACTCTTTTACAGGGACATATTTATTTTCTTTTTTACTGAAAATGCATTTTTTCTTGTCATGCATACATGTTTTTGTGTATCTGTGTTTGTTGTAAATGTAATATCTAGACTTCTTTGCACCACCGGATACATTTCCGTTTTTTGACGTTAGAACGTTGGAACTGTGTTTTATTGTAAAAGACCCATCTGAACAAATTATAACACGAGAATCCATTATTTATAATTTATACACATATTTTTTATGAGATGTTGATAAACCGAATATAAAGAATTTGTGAAATACATCTATAAGAATGTATAGAAATTGTGCATGTTGTCATGGGCCAAGGAGATATAGTTTCAGAAATAATGATATGTTTTGTTCAAGATGTGGTTGGTTGTCTTCACATAAACAAGTAGCAGATAAGAGCACACAAACAGAATATGCAGAGCAAGTAGGCATACAAACAGAATATGAGCAACAAGATATTGAGAGTTCTTTTTCTTGGGTTCCATCTGAAATGGATTTGATGTGGGTGGATTTGGCTATTTCAGAATAAAAACTATATCTTACAAATAAATATATCTAATCTAAATATCTCAATGCTTCTCGCTACGCTCGGTATCGTAGGCGCGGCCCTTTTTGTGTATTTCATTACATAGATACATAGAGATATACGCTATAAAATATTCGAATAGTATAATAAATGGATACATTACGAGATGTTCAAAGATTTTTAAACATTGTCAGAAAGAGACAAAACATTTCACAAGCATTTTATGAAAAGTTGATGAATAATCCTGGAGTTCCAAGAAAGATTAAAAGTCAAGTAAAAATGTATATTCGTCTGCGAAAAAAAGGTGGCAGTGATGAATTTATATTTTCACCTGACATAAGCTACAAATTGGTAAAGTTAGGCAATAATAATTGTGGATCATATGGCTGTGTATATATCCTTGAAAATGAACATGCAAGTGGATATGCTCTCAAGGTGTTTTTAGAAAACAATATGGATATAGCTACAAAATTTATTCAAAACATAGAATTGCTTCCAAGCAAACTTTCCAAACAAACTTTATTCGATTTGACGAGTTTTAAACCTGATGGTGCAGGTAATTTCCTTTTTGAAAATTGCTACATAATGAAACTACTATCTGGTACTCTAAACGAATACATTTCTGGGATATATAATACTTCAAACAATGGAACATTATTCCCCCATCAAGCACTAACAAAAAACATCAATGGAATACTTGATGCAACTTATAACAAAATAGAAACTTTGAATGCTTCACATGTACTTCACGGAGATATCAAATTTGAAAACATACTTTATGACAAAAACACTGGTGACCCATTTTTGCATGATATGGATGGTGTTTTCATTTATGATAATGATGTTTGCAAGGTCTATCCACAATACAATGTACTGAGGCCAATAGTTACATTATGTTATGTTTCCCCATTCTACTTTTATTACTTGAGTATGGTAGTAAGATATTTTGATAAACCTCAAGAAGGAAAGTCCTACATAGATTTGTGTAAAGCAAGTGAATTTTCAATGGTCCAAATGTTTTGGAATAACATGCCAAATTCAATTATCGAGAGGAGGAATAATTTACTCAAAATGATAGTTGAGAGTAATGGATATACTGAAAGTGATGCTGTATCCAACAGCAATCACAACATATATATCAGAATTATCATGAAATTCATGGAAAATAATGATAAGCAACGTCTGGAATATTTAATTAAAAAATCCGACCAGTTTTCATTTGGCATGTCATGCATGGTGGCCGGACTGAATGAGGATAATCCAATTTTAAAACAAATATTAATGAATAAAGGAACGAAACATTTAATAGAATCTTTTCCATCCAAAAATAATAATAGTTTCCAGTATAAAAATAAAAAATTTGAGGGAGGTAATATGTTAGTTAATGCATATCCTCAATCAATTACACGTACGAAGAACTCTTTCAAGATGCAAAGCACACAAAATACAAATTTATTTTCACTATCTGATGAAGAAAAAAAGGCCCTGGCAACATTTTCAAATCAAAGAATCCAAATTTGGTGGAATTCTCAGGGAGAATTAGAAGTGGAAGACAAGAGCAAGCCAATACAAGGGCCGCACAGTTTGGCAATCATCATGTCCCCTTTGAAATAATTTTCAGGACAACATGTGGGAAATCTTTTTGCCAATCTAATTTTCAAGTGGGAAATCTTTCTGCCAATCTCAACTTTTTTGAAATCTTTGTTTGGAATATTATTTTGAGAATTTATTATATATTTTTTTCAGTTGTCAAATCAATGGGAGAAAGACATTTTTGTTACATTTTGTACATACCGGATGGCACAAGTGTTCAAACATACAACGGATATACAAACAATTTATCACGACGCATTCGACAACACAACAAGGAACTTTCAGGTGGTGCAAAAGCAACAAGCAGAAATAAAAACAATAATTGGGTGTATGGTGCAATAATTACATCGACTGATCCAGAATTTACCAAAATAAAGGCTCTGCAACTAGAATGGCAAATTCGTTATCCTACACGAAAACGACCGCGTCCCAGGATTTACAATGGTATTCAAGGGCGGATTGATGGTTTATCCAACGTTTTTAGCAATGAAAGATTTTCTAATATGACATTTGAGTTGTATACAGATTATGGATTTATCCCTATGAATAATGTGAATGTATATTCAATGGATGATGCTTACAATTCTATTTAGGATTCTTGCATCTTGCGTAGTATCCACAGAGCTATTCCAAAATACACAACTACTTTTGTTTTTTTGCCTATATACAGACATATCTCTCGTGCTTCATGTATATCGGTGTTGTCTCTGATACCAAAGTACTCTTCGTATGCCGCGGGATAGTCAAAGGGACTCAGACCTTTGCTACTAATTTCTATCTTTTGAAATTCTTTTTGTAGCGTGAAAGGCACCAACAACGGATTCATGTACATGAGCGAATTTGCAAGTCCTAGTGCAATTCGGTTAGCATTTAAATTCTCTGATCCTTTGCAATTATATTTACTTTTTCTGTACCCCCTGATAAAACCAACAGTTCCCACTCCTACCGTCGTACAGGCTATGCTGGCTTTTACAATAGGTGTCATTTTATGTCTAAATTGGGAGTTGTCTTATATAGGGCTACTCATAAAAAAATAATTATTAAAAATAATTGATTTTTGAAAAAATTGAAAATGTTTCCAAACTAATTTTTCATATTTCTTCAACTCAAGTATTCATCACAAGTCATACTGAATTCTTTGTCATGGACGGCTACAGGTTTGTTGAAAAGCTCGGAAGTGGTGCATATGGCGATGTGCTGCTTTTCGAAAATATGCACACCGACAAGTTCGAAGCCATAAAGTTCTTAAAACGTGGTTATCGAATCTCTGGACATGTCTTGAATGAAATAAAGAATTTGAGAAATATGAATCATCCACTTATTGTGGGATTCAATAAAGTATTATTGACACAAACACATTTATGCATTTCGATGGAGTATGCCCCTTGCGGAGAGTTGTACAACTTTGTCCGGAATGAGGGCCCCCTGGCAGAAATGGAGGCGCGGATTGTGTTCCAGCAATTGATACAAGCTGTCCATCATTGTCATGGCAATCGAGTTGCCCACAGAGACATAAAACTCGATAACATCTTGATAAAAGATGACACAACTATTCAATTATGTGATTTTGGACTTTCGACGCAAATGATGTCTGACAACAATATGGTTGCAGGTAGGGTAGGAACTCCAACCTACATGGCTCCCGAAGTATTTCAAAATACCCCATATGATGGTGAACTGTCCGATGTCTGGTCATGCGGGGTAACACTCTTTGTCTTGTTGAATGGGCAATACCCATTTGAAGATCCTGATCCTGAATTATATAATATAAAAAAGACTATCCAAAACATACGAATGGGCAAGATAAACCCATTTTCAAGAAATATTACTCCTGCTTGCCATGATCTTATAATGCGAATGCTCACAACTGATCCTTCCAAACGGATAACGATACCCGAGATTATGGAACATGAATGGTTTCAATGTGACTTTACAAATAATATATTCCAAAGGTATAATGAGGATGTTGATCACCAGTCAATTTCAGATATTGAACGCATATTCATGGAATCACAATATGTAGACAGAAAACTAAAGACAATATACGGAACAACAAGTGAAGAAGAAACACCCAAAGCAGAATTGATTGGAACTCAAATATATAGGAGCGAGAATAATGTAGTATTGAACAACATGAAAATAAAATATGTCAAAACATGTACAAAAAAATTTGATACAAGTAAACAGAATTAAGAGATATAAATAGAGCAACAAATAAGAGTATCCATAATGTCTGGACTGCCACAAATAACAATGTCCAGAATGTCTGAAAATACGTGTGAACTGCAACAAATTACAGTGTCAAGCATGTCTGACAATACGTTTGAGATGCACAAGAACACGGTTGAATCTTTGCAGCAAACAATAGATAATATGAAATCCGATCTATGTCATCTTGAAGAATTATTGGAAAAAGAAACGAAAATCTTTCAGAGAATGTGTGGTCATGAAGAGTATTTGGCTCAACCAGATGGAGACTATCATAAACCTGGCTACTATTATACTTGTAAACAATGTGCTTATTGGACGAATATGAGACCGAATGGACATATTACTTACAAATATTAAACCTACTTCAAAAAAGTAAATATTTTTTCTAATTCCGTACATTCTCAAATAAAAAAGAAATATTCAGGAAATTTATCCAATAAACTTTTGTATAATTTCTTCTGCAAACTCCGAAAGGCTACTATTTACATCTTTTTTGTATGCGTTAAGCAGAGACAACATAAGATTCTTGATTTCACGTTTTTCCTCTTGAAGCTTATTATTTTTCAATTTAAGCTCGTTATTTTTCAATGTAAGCTCGTTCATCTCTTTTGTTAATGTTGCAATAATTTCATCTTTTTGAGGGTCGAGGGGGTCATCAGGATATGATTCTTCAGAAATTTCCGACTCGGTTTCAACTGCCGTTGTTTTATTTCTTTTCTGTGTAAACCTGCCCTCCTCTATAAGACTATTGACTATGTCAGTAAATCTCTTTGGAAGCTCTTTCCTAATATTGTCATCGATACAATTGGCAAGAGCTGGATATTTTGTTCCCTTGATTATATTATTGATAGGTGTCTTTTGGTTGCGAATAGCCTTTTCTGTTTTAAAATCTGGTAGGGTATCTTTTAGCCATTTCTCCGTGTCATCATATATATATTGTAGATAGTCTTTCAACAATGATTCAAGGGTAAAGTTATTATGAATAAATACACGCTCAAAGATTTTAATATTTTCCGGTCTATCATTGCTTTCTGGCTTTTTCATCAACACAAGAGTTTCACCCAAAGTAACCATTTTGTATGTAACTTAATAAAGCTGGTTTCTTTTATATAATTGTGTCAAATTTTATTTGAACAATTCACATCTGATTAAATTTGAAAAAATTGAATATCATATAAAAACTATGACTTCAATACTAAGGTAATGATAAAGTATATAGATCTTTGTTGTGGAATGGGTGGATTTCGTGTTGCAATAAACACTTTTCAGCAAACGAACTCACATATTCAATTCCAATGTGTATTTTCTGCGGACATCAAAGAAGATGCTATAAAAACCTATAATGTTAATTTTCAAGAAGAAATGGGGAAAACTGATATATACAACTTGACAGAACTTCCAGAGTTTGATATGTTGTGTGCTGGTTTTCCTTGCCAACCATTTAGCTCTGCAGGTAGTAAAAAAGGATTTGATGATAGTAGAGGGGGTATGATTTTCAAAATAGCTGAGATATGTAAAAAATATAAACCTAGGTATCTACTGCTCGAAAATGTTTCTAATTTGATTACTCTTGAGAATGGTTCTGTTATAAAGCGCATTGAGGAACTTTTTGAAAATTTGGGATATCAAATTACTTATAAAAAAATAAACTCTGCTGATTTCGGAATACCACAAAATCGTGAAAGAGTGTATATCATTGGGGATCTTTATAAAAAACATAATCTTGATGGTTTATCAAAATGTGATAAAGTCTTTGTAAAAGATATCATTGATTATGAAGCCAAGTATTCAGATATTCCCCACAGTTTATCTGAAAATCTAATCACTTTGCATAATAAAAAGAGCCTTCATGGTGTAAGACTTCAAGACAAACGAGGGGGTGAACAGAATATTCATTCATGGGATATAAATTACCATGGTGTAATATCAACACACGAGCAAGAACTGATGAATAAACTTATGACAGAAAGAAGAAAAAAACATTGGGCTGAAAAAAAGGGCATAAAGTGGATGGATGGAATGCCACTTACCTTGAATGAAATTAAGTCATTTTTCCCACACGACAACGTTGAACAAATGCTTGAAAACCTTGTACAAAAAAAGTATCTTGCTATAGAAAAACCAAAAGATCTTGTAAATGGTAAGCGTCAATACAAAGAAGATGCTGATGAAGGTTATAATATTTGCAAGGGGAAACTGAGTTTTCCAATTAGTAAAATTCTGGATCCAAATGATGTAAGTCCAACCCTAACAGCCACAGACAGTTGCAAGCTTGCTATCATGATTGATGATAAGTACATAAGACGTTTGACATGTTTAGAACTCAAAAGACTTTGTGGATTTCCCGAAGATTTTATTGTTCCATCAGATGTAAATAAATATGATCTATTTGGAAATATGGTAACACCACCTACTATAACTGCAATCTTAAAAATAATATTTCATTTTTAGTTGCCTGTATTGATACAATATGTTTTTTATTTTGCCATCCCGGTCTTGAATATTATTTGGACAATGTTTTATACATTCAATAATATTTTTCATAAACATATCAGGAGATTTGTTGGTATTGTTCCATTCTTTTGTACAAGAAGGCCTAATATTGTACCACATACCACGTTTAGCCTGTAATGATATAGGATACTTTCCATTATATCCCACGATATTCCAAACACTCAATGAATGAAACTTGGTAATTTTAATGTTTTCTTCGTTCATGATATATTCAAAAACAAGATACTTTGTTCGGAATATTTTTCTGTAAACTCCATATGGCTTACAGAGCTGATCAATGTAGCTTTCGAAGTTTGCAATGTCAAATCCAGGGTGAATGGTAAAGCACTTGTGTTCATATTCATATTCTCTGTTTTCAACCCAAAAATCTGGCGAACATTGTTTAGGTCCATATTCAATATTGCCAATGGATTCTTTCAATTTCTGAAAGCATATAGATTCTAGCATATCACCAATGATATTACAATTCTTTATTTTGTACTCCCTGTCACCAAATTTAGCCAATATTTCTATATTTTTTCCCTCAGATTCTTTGCAGACGCTTTCGATTGTCTGATGTTTACAATAATTTGGTATTGGTATTTTTGAAGAAAGATGATTTCGGTAATATGTTTGTATACATCGCACGGCATTCAACCTTGACTTGGAATAAAGAATCTCCATATTTCATTTCATAGTTTTGAAAGTACGTAGTATTTTCAGTTTTTTATTTTTTACTTACACCGATTACACCGAATTTACGAATATATAAATGAGAATCAAAACTTATTTGAACAACAATTTGTATTTCTCCTGTTGATTTCTATCATGTCCCATTGCCTGTGCAAATTCATCCTTTTCTTGTCCACTAAGCTCATTCAGATTAATTTTCTCATTGATAAAAATATGCCGTATCATAGATGTGCCAACACGTTTTCCAAAATATGTTTCAAATGTACGTGTTACAAACTTGCCAAATGCATTTGGTGTCTTGAAAGGTTTTTCGTCTTGGCCAACGAATATATGTTTTCGGGGATATTTATCCAATGATTCTAAGAATATAGTTTTCAAGGAAAGGTTTACAGGCTCTATTATGGATTCTTTAACACTTACTTTATTGAGGTGATTGAAAACGAAAAAGCAATCTTTCTTTTTTGCACTCAATACCAAATAGTTGATATCTGCTTTTCCAGGATCAGTTTTAAAAATTCTAATATTTCCAAAGTCGGAACGTTTTGGACGAATTTTCATATACATAGCAATAAGACAATACTGAAGTGATGTTTTCATCGTAGAATGTGGATCTTTAATATTTTTGAAAACTTTCTCGATTTCTTCAAATGAAACATAATTTTCTTTTTGAACAGCTGTTGGCAGATTCTTGTTGTACCTCTCATTTTCTTTGTGCAAATATTCTGCATGAAACTCTTTCCACTTTTTGTATGATTTTTCATATTTGCATTTAAGATCGGCATGTTTGAAAATTGATAGAATCAAAGTAAGTATATTTTTTATTGTTAGTTCTACATTTTTGTATTTCTTTTCAATTATAGGTTTATATTTAGAAGGGTGTGTCAATATATGAAGCATTAACTTATGAGGAATGTTTTGTTTTGTTTCATCTAAGAAATCTTTCACATTATTCAATAGTGCATTTAATCTTTGAGAATAGTTCAGGCTTGTATTTTGATTTATGATTTTCGTCTTGAGCTTTTCGTAAAAGAAAGCGTCATCCATATTGTAAAAAGAGATAAAATAATGTTTATATACAACATCTTCTCCAAACTTTACACTTCATACAAGCTCTCCGATTTCAAAACCTAATCCCTAAAAATGGGAAAATCCACAAGTGGATCATGATGTTTATGACTTTATGATTGTTTCAATGGGTTTTGTGCTTGATTGATTGATATTAGGAAAAAAGAATCGTTTTCTAATTTTTTAATTTTTGAATATTCATTTTATAATTTCCATTTTTCCCAAAAACATCGTCATTGCGTTAAATTATCATTTCCATCTATATGAAGAGTTGTTCGCGTAACATTATCAATCGCAATCCTATCCACTCCACCAACATGGCCAACAGAACCAAAACGCAACGCAATCGTAAGAATCATGTCGTGTGGAAGGTGAACGAGTTTGGACGTATTGTGGAGCAATACAACATTACGGATGCTGGACGCAAGATGGTTGAAAATATGCCGAATGGGTCTGATAAGAAGGAAAAGTGGGTAAAGGGAGGAAGCTACCAAATGGTCATAAGACCTTTCTTGGATCGTTGTATTCGTGTGGATGATTGTGGCAATGTGGTGACTCATGGTGGGTATTACTGGATGTCAATTCCCCCACCTGCAATTGTTTCACGTATTCATTCCAAGGATGTGCAAGATAAGAAAATACAACAGGTCATAAACGAGAATAAGGAGAAGACCGATGAGATTTCGCAATTGAATACCATCATCCAAAAGGCAAATCGCGAAATTTTCACGGCAACAACTGCAATGAAGAGTGTTGAAGTTGAGAGAGAGGATGCCATTAAGAAGGTAATTGAGATGAAGGACACCATTGACAAAAAGAACATGGAGATAGAGTATTTGAAGAACATTGTTTCTGAAATGCAGTCATCGATTGAAACACGTGAGAATATCATTAGTAAATTCTATGAGAATTTGGAGAGTTTCAATTTGAATATCAAAAAGTTTAGCAGTGGTTTTGTGAATGCATCTAAGTAAGTTGTTTTGACGAAGAACCATCGTACATGCATTGTAAGTATCCGTTCAGGTCATCTGTGTAAAATATGTGTGTTGTTCAATCAAGCCAACACCTTCGTAACATCACGATATCAACGAGAACTCGCAAGAACAAAGGGACACAATGTTGCAAAGAAAAACTCGAAGATACACATTTTTGTAAGAATCATCAAGAAGACAATGGCTACAATATCAACTATAGTTTCTTGAAACGAACTAGTATCAGGGACAATATTATTACGTCTGATAAAAATTTAACAGAAGAAATTATGTGGCAAAAGGAAATTCCTTATGATACGAGACAACTAGCAATCGACCAAGTGCTTGCAGCGTACTCTTCAAATTTTGCTCTGATAAAGAATCGCCAGAATAAAGATTTTGATGTTCAATATAAGAAGAAAAAAGCCGTGACAGAGATTTTTCAAGTTAACAAGAAGGCTTTGAATCTGTCAAAGAGAACAATATTTACTTCAAGAACTAAGAAAAAGTTTCGGATGCGGAAAAGAGACATCCAAAAGATAGAAGAAAATGCAGAAAAGACCGTAACCTGCTTGAGGGTCAAGCCAGGGAAATGGTATCTATGCATTCCACGAGATGAAAAGAAAGCAAAAGAGCAATCCATGCTTGAAAGCGCTCCGTACAAAAGTGTATTTTTGGATCCAGGAGTTCGAACATTTCAGACATTTTACAGCCCTGATGGTATATGTGGAAAGCTTGGAGATCAATATTCAGACAATTTTATAAAACCTATCTTAGAAAAAATAGATAAGCTTGAATCAGTAAGAGCAAGATCACCAAATTGGAAAACAAAGCGCAACATAAGGATGCGGCTTTATAAGTTGCGAGATAAATGTAAGAATAGAATATCAGACATGCATTGGCAGGTTTGTAGGTTTCTTTGTGATGGCTTTGACACAATCTTTCTACCCAAGTTCATGGTCAGTGAAATGGTGGAGAAAACACCTGGTAGAGTAATATCAAAGAAAACTGTTAGGTCTATGTTGCAACTTTCACACTGCGAGTTTAGGAACAAATTAATCTACTTTGCGAAAACCAAGCAAAGGAATCTTGTTCTTGTAGGAGAAGAATACACTACGAAAACTTGCGGTAGTTGTGGACAACTTAATGACGTTGGAGGTGCAAAGGTGTATTCATGTTCTTGTGGATATACCCTTGATAGAGACTTCCATGGAGCAAGGAACATTTGTATTAAGCACGTGTCATAATACTTTGTTCCGGGGTTTTGGTGCCAACCCCTTAAAATGATGATTTCATCATGGAATAGCGAGTTGCGAAATTTGCGATTTCCGAGCATCTGT